TCCATTTGCCAAGGCTGTTGGCGCTGTCGAGTAACCGTTAGCGTTCGTTCGCTCGGTTGCTCAATCGTTCAAACATTTAAACAAACAGACATTCAGATTGATTAGGGGAAGGTTATGGCTAACGCCTTTGTGTCGACAACTGAACTACTTCAGCTGGGCGACGGTAACATTAGTGACATCGATGTCACCGAATTGCTCTTGGAAACTCCCTTCCTGGCTGCAATGCCCGCGATCGTCGCTAGCAACGAAACCAGCCACGAATGGTTAAAGAAGACAGCGTCGCCAGCTGCGGGTTTTCGCGCCATCAATGATGGTATGGAAAACACCAAGGCCACCTACACCAAGGTGACACACGCGCTCAAGCTATTCGACGCTGGCTTTGATATCGACCTGGGGTTGATGGCAACCAAGAGCGGCATGGCCCTTTTGACGCGGGAAGCCAAGGATCACTTGGCAGAGGCGTTCAAAGCCCTTGAAAAGCAATTGTTCTACGGTACCACAACGGGCGGCAATGCGTCTGGCTTCGCTGGCCTTAGCGACTCGACTGCTGTCGACGCAATTGCCGATTCCATGGTTGTGAACGCAGGCGGTACGACAGTCGCCACGGCTAGCACCGTTTGGGCTGTGCGGCTCGGTGAGAGCGCTGTTAGCGTTGTTTACGGTCTTAACGGACGCGTTGAAGTTCAGGACTCCTATAAAGTTCTGCGAGATGGTTCATCGACGGGCAGTTATGACGCATTGCGAACGCCAATCCTGTTCTATGCTGGTTTGCAACTTGCGACCAACTTGGACGTGGGACGTATCGTGAACTTGACCGCAGACAGCGGCAAGGGTTTGACCGACTCGCTGTTGTCGTCGCTCTACAACAAGTTCCCAGCGAACCGCCGACCGACGCACTTCGTTATGAACCGACGTTCGCATGAACAGTTGCAGAAGTCACGAACTGCGACCACTACGACTGGCGCGCCAGCTCCGTATCCTTCGGAATCGTTCAACGTTCCGATCATCGTTACGGATCAGATCAATAGCACTGACGCTCTGGTTGCTTAGTAACTAGTTCGCAGCGTCCCCTTTCCTGGTTGAATCTGCTTAAGTCAGACCATGCTTCGCGAAGCCTTAGAACTACACGCCGAAACACTCGAAGCCCTCGAGGGTGAATCATTCACTTACACGCGGGCTTCGACTTCGGCGTCAGTGGTTGCGATTATGGGTCAGACGCGACTCGATGAAGAAACGGGCTTTCGCGCTTCAGTGGCAGCCCGTCTGCTTGATTGCATGATTCGGCCAAAGTGGCTGATTGATAACGATCTCGGCGAACCACAGGGCGGCGATTTGCTGGTTAACAGTGAAGGCCGTCGTTTTGAGGTGCGCAACCAAGGGCAACAGCCCGCTTGGCGCTGGAGCGATCCAAGGCACCTGTTTTATCGACTTCACCTTAACGAATTAAAACCAAACGAATAATTGAGAGGATCAAGCAATGCCTTACTTGAGTTTAACACTTGACCAGGCTCGCAAATTGGTAACAGCTGGCGAGCTTAACGCCGAATCGATCATGGGTATGGAAGGTTGGCCAGGCGATGCAAAGCTAGAAATCTTCGTGCCGCCTAAGCCCGCACCAGTTGAGCCAGCAATGATTCCGCCCGCGCCAGTCGTTACGACTCCGCCAACGCCACCAACTCCGCCCGCGCCAATGAAGTCCGCAAAGGCCACCCAGGAAAAGGGCAGCGAGCCAGCACCCGCACCGACTGCAGCGCCGGCCGAACCAGCGGCGGTACCAGGTACGTCCAGCTAATCGAAGGCTTTTAGTAATGGCAGTAGATCCAGTCGCATTAAGAGATGCCATCGCAACGCAAGTAACTGCGTTGGTCTCTTTGCCTAGCGGCACAATTAGCGAGGCTCGACGAGTCCCGAGAGTTGATGCCCAGGAAATCGAAGATTTGCACCTGGTCTACTTCATTGCTGCCCTAGACTTCGAAACATTCGCACGCGGCATCGATCGTAGTGAATTTACCATTGGGCTCGCAATTCAAAAGCACTTGCCTGGTAACGATGTTGAATCACTCGATGCTTTGATCTTACTAGTCGAATCGATCAAAGCGTTATGGCATCCAAGCGGTTCGCTTCGCGAGACAGCCTTAGCAAACTTCAGTTTCAAGAGTCTTGCACACGCTGAACCTTACAACGCTATCCATCTGTTGGAATATGGCGTTTTTACATCGATTCTTGAACTTACTTACCAAACGGAAATTGAATAATGGCTTCACCTGGACCAGGCGTCGGCCGTGACGCAAAACTCTACTGGCGTTCGGCCGGTACTTACGCTTCCCCAACGTGGTCGCTGATTGCTCGCATTGGCGACGTTACTGTCGGTGCTGAAAAGTCAACGTCGGATCTAGCAATCCGCGAAACACCCAACGATAAAGTGAGCGTCGGGGGAATGAAGTTCCCGATCAGCTTCACCTACTTCAAGCGGATGGGTGCCACTGATACTATCTTCGCTGCACTGCTGGCATCGTTCATGAGCAATACTGTGCTCGACGTCGCTGCGATGGATCAAGCCATTGCGACTGTAGGCGCAACCGGCCTTCGTGGCCCGTACGTTTGCACCAAGTTCGAACGCGGCGAACCGGTCAACGATTCCGTATCGTACTCGGTCGAACTTCAGGAATGCGAAGCGCTCGACGGTACAACGCCACTGTATACGCAGTCTTACACCACGCCATAACGGATCCCCTTTCCTGGCTGGTAACCGCGCCGCTGGTATTCAACTGGCGGCCGCAGTTCATAGTTCGCAGTTCGTGTTCATAGTTCGCAGTTCATTAATTCCAGGTGTTCAAATGGCTCGATTCAAAGATACAACCGGCAGAAGCTGGGACGTTGAACTAACTATCGGCGTCGCTCGAAAGATTTTCGACATTAGCAAGCCAGAATCGCTAACTGATATTCTCGAAGATCCTTACAAGCGGTTCGACATGCTTTGGCTTCTCTGTGAAAAGCAAGCCATAGCGTACGGTGTTGATGCTGAGACCTTTGACAAGATGCTCAGCGATAGTGAGGCAGCGTACGTCGAAGCCAACGAGGCACTACTGGAATCGATCCAGGCTTTTTTCCGACGAATCGGCAAAGAGTCCCTAGCTTTGCTGATGAGCAAGACCAGGGAAGCGGCGATCACGCTGGACTCACTGGCGAAGGAGAAGGTAGCGGGGATGGATCAGACTTTGACCCAAGTGATTACGAAGGCGCTGGGGCAAGTAGAAGAGACGATCTTGAAGGCTGGCAAATTGTCTTCGAACTCGCCGGAATCATCGGAGTTAACCCCGACCCCTTAAGCATTCGCCATTTGCAATGGATGGCAGCCGGTCGCCAGTCTGCCCAATGGGATCATACCTGCTCAGTCATGGCCACTATCATCAACGTGAATCGCGGTAAGAACAAGCCGCTGATCAGACCAAACCAGCTCCACCCGATGATGGCTAAACGAAGTGGCGGTGGTCTGCCGTTCGACCCCGAAACTGTGAGAGCGATTAGCGCGGCGCTGAAAGCAAGGGAAGTCTGAAGCTAATGTTCGAAGTTGACTACAAAATAACTGACTTCTTTTTTGACCGGCTGGCTGTTCAAGACAAGCTAGCTGCTAAAGAACTTCGAGCGATGTCGAGGATTGGCGCATTCATCATGCGCGGCGCTCGTCAATCAATCAAACGTCGCAAGTCTTCTTCGGCCCCTGGTTCGATACCTCACGCGCATTCAACAGACAAGGTTGCAACGCTCAAAAACATCTTGTTTGGCTTCGACCCATCATCACGTTCGGTTGTAGTTGGGCCGGTAAAGCTGGGGCGAATTGCTCGGCGTTCGTTCTTTTTATCGAAATCAAAACCCAAAAGAGATCAAAAAGGTCGCATTGCAAAAGATGCAATTGGTGTTTGGGTTTCCGACATTCAGCCGACGAAGCCAGTAACATCGCTGACTGAGTTTGGCGGAACTGCTACAGCAAAGATCGACGGTAAAAATTCAACGCTGCATTACCCGGCTCGTCCATTCATGGGCCCGGCACTTGAACGCGAGCGAACCAACGTCAAGTTGATTGAAGCCTGGAAAGAAATTCTATGAGTAACAGTGCAGCAGTACGCGCGGGTTCAGCCTTCGTTGAAGTAAGCCTACGCGACAAAATGAAGGAGGGCGCTCGCCGGATCCAATCGCAGCTTACCGCCATATCATCGACGTTCAGTACGTTCGGCGCTGGGCTGGTTGCTGCTGGTGCAACGGCCACGGCAGCCTTCGGCTCGATTGCTGGTACCATTGGCGCGGCTGCTTTGCACTTTGCTGACTCGGGCAGCGAACTGGCGGACATGAGCGCCAGAACGGGCGTTGCCGCTTCGTCGCTGAGCGCGCTTGGTTACGCGGCAAAGCTCACTGGCGCTGAGCTGGGCGATGTTGAAGGCGCGCTTCGCAAGATGCAAAAGCTACTTGGCGCTGCAGCCGGTGGCTCGAAGGAAGCATCCGACAAACTGGCCCAGCTCGGACTATCAGCGGGTTCGCTGTTGAAGATGAGCCCCGAGAAACAGTTCGCAACGATTAGCGCAGCCATCGCGAAGATACAGGATCCAACGTTACAGGCTTCGATTGCCATGGAGTTATTTGGCAAGTCGGCAACAAGTATTCTGCCGCTTATCAATTCCGACATCAAGGCGGTTACAGATAGTGCGAGGGAGCTTGGGCTGGTACTGAGCGACGAGGATGTTGCGGCCGCTGACGCACTGGGTGACTCTATCGACACGCTGAAGATGACATTCAAAGCGGTCTACAACGCGATTGGCGCTGCAGTATCTGGCCCACTCACCGCATTCACCGACATCGCGACTAACTTGGTTGCGACGGTTGGCCAAGTGGTTAATGCCAATCGTGCGTTGTTCGTCGGCTTAGGTGCCCTTTCCCTGGTTGGCACTGCGGCGGGTGCGGCACTGCTAACGCTGGGCGGTGCGCTGCTTGGTGTTGGCGGGATAATTGCAGGCGTAGGAGCCCTTGGACCTGCGTTTCTGGCTGGGTGGGGAATGATTACCGCTGCGATAACTCCACTAATTCCAGTCATAGCGGCCGTGGCTGGTGGCCTTCTCGCCGTCGGCGCGACCTACGCCGCTATCGCTTACGTTGCCAACGAAGCGGGCTTACTCAAACCGATCTTCGACGGCTTGTCTTCAGTAGTCAGCACTCTATACGGCACGTTTACACAAGCGTTTGGCGGTATTGCTAAAGCGATTAGTGCGGGCGAATTCAGTAAGGCCGCTCAAATTCTATGGGTCGGTATCAAACTCGCGTTTTTCCAGGGCGCGAAGTCGGCCTTTGATGCGTTTATTTGGCTGTTCAACAATGGACTGTCTGCAGCTGCAGCATTCGCCCAGGCACTTGGCAAGACAATATGGAACATCTTTAAAGCAATACCAGAAATGCTCATGTCTGCTCTCTCGGGCGGCGTGACGCTGGCAGAGATATTAGCCAAGGCAATCAGCGGTGGCATGGCCGGTGCATTAGATAAGTCGATTGCCGATGCACAGGGCCAACTCAACGCGTTAACAGCCAGTGATAAGAAGCCGGGTGACAAGGCAAAGCCGGGCGGCGGCGGCGGACTAGTGGACACTCAAGCGATTGAAGACGCGGCCGCAGCCAGGAAAGGGATTGCCGATCGTATTAAAGCACTGCAGGACGAAACCACCGAAATGAAACTCGGTGCCGATGCCTTCGACCTTTACAAATTAAAGCTTCAGGGCGCTACAGCTGAACAGCTCAATCAGGTTCGATCTCTTCAGAACTACCGCGATCAATTGAAGGCCAAGGCCAAGGCCGAAGAAGACGCGAAGAAGGCGACCGAAGATGCCAAGAAAAAGGCCGAAGATGATAAGAAGGACTTGATGGAACGCGGTAAGAAGATGGCTGAGGAAGTACGCACGCCGTTCCAGGTCATGCAGGACAAGATTAAGGAAATCAATATGCTGCAGGCCGCTGGTGCGATCGACAGCAAAACGGCTGGGCTTCAGCGTGATGCAGCTCGAAATGATTTCAATGCACCGATGCGCGATGCAATGAAGAACGGCCGTAACACGATTGCCGAAATCAACACCCAGGCTTCGATGGACGTAGTTCACAGGACGCGAGCCACATACATGGGCGGCGCTCCTGGCAAGAACAAGCTCGAAGAAACCGCACAGTCTCAATTGGAAGAGCAGCGTAAGACCAACCAGTTGCTTGAACGCGGTGGCGCCGGTCTCACTGTGAATATTAGGAGGCTCTAACCAATGGCATTTGTCAGTAAATCACTCATTGACATCTACGGATCGGAGGGAAAAGACGGCCCTTCCTACACGCTGGTATACAACGTCAAGACGACTGGGGGCGATGGCCCATTTGCTGTGCGCGGCTACGTTGGTTGGTCGTATGGTGCGGTCTACGACATCGGTACGGAAAACGATATCCTGGCCCGATGCACACAGATCGACGCCAAGCCGATGGGCACCAGTCGCAAAGACTGGCAAGTTACGGTTCAGTTCACGCGTGAACAATCGCAGGCAGGCGGTGGCGTCGAACCAGCTGAGAACCCGTTGCTAGAACCAGTTGGCATCGACTGGGATTATGAAGAACGTCAGATAGCAGTTGAACGCGATGTAAGCAATAACTGGATTCGCAACAGTGCCAAGGATCGTTACGACGAAATCATCTTCGCCGATGACTTCCGCCGAACGTTGATCGTTACCAGGAACGAGGCTACCTTTCCAAAGGCTCTGGCCGATGCGCTGAGTAACCGGCTCAATGCGGCCACCTGGAATGGATACGCCGCCAAGTTCGTCAAGCTAAAGCCAATCCGCGCACGTCGCGCATACCATCAAACGATCGGGCTTTACTATCAAGTGACGTATGAGTTTCACTTCGCACCGATCGGCGGCGACTGGAAGCGATACATACTCGACGCTGGATTGAACCAAATCGTTTCGGGTTCGAAAAAGCGAATGCTGACTGACGACAATAAGCCAACGTCAGTACCTCTTGCCCTGGATGGATCCGGCGCCAAACTTGCGCTCGCAGGTACCCCAGTCTTTACAGGCTGGGAACTAATTCCAACGGCCGACTTCACTTTGCTCAATCTCAATTCGATCTTGTAGGCTCGATCAGTGAGCCCCTTTCCTGGCTGAAAAAGCGATGAGCGACGAAGTAATTAATACGTGGAGCGATGACGACGCCAACCGGATAACGCGGGTAGTGCGTCAGGTCGAACGCCGGGTAAGGCCTGGCGCAGGCGGACGCACGCCACCAGACCTGCAGCCCGACGTGAAGAAGTTCTTCTACACCACGTCGACAATCACGGCCCGGACTGGCACTAGTCCACCATTCACGCCAGGCAGCGGTACAGCAACGATGCTCGAATGGAATAGCTCGATGCAATTAGTATCGACATCGATTAGCGTTACCTTGCGACATGGAGGCGTCAACGCAATCGCTAGCGGTCGACTTGTGCAGGCTGGTCTTGTCGACGGCGAATGGTCACTCGACGTTGATTACTGCTAGGAGCTGCTTACTTTGAAACACGACACTCCTGGTTGCGCCACAGTCGATTGTTGCAGGCCTTGTTGCTCGGCCGTTTGGGACTTCGTTCGCAGCGACTACTCAACGATAACTGCGAAGTTATACGGTACGGTTGGTTCGCTCGCTCCCAGTGACCCAATGGTAAACGTCGCTTCGATCTATGAATCGGTGACCGTTGGCAGCATTACGTCCTATCAGTGCCAGCAAGGTGCCGGTAACGAGGAAGTATTCCCGCCCGCGCTATTGCCGACACCGGCGTCGCTGCCATGCCGTTGGGTAGCACGCAGTCGCGTTCAGCCAGGCGGAAGCACAGTCTACTACTACGCACTTAGCGCCTTCACGCTCCAAGTGAACGATTGCCTTCCGACACCACTTCTGGCAGTCAATTCATCCATGTTGTATCGCTGGCACCAGACGGGCAATCCATCAGCCGCGCTCGGCGCAGCTGGTTACATTCTCGACCCTACATTCTTTTCCACGTATTGGCAGGACCGTTACTACCAGACTTCAGGGTTCTTCACTCACGAGGTATTAGTACTGAACTGGGGATCGTTCTACGAATGTGAAATCGCTGGAACCTACATTCGCAATTTGACGAATACAGCGGACATGATTACATCGCTGCCCAATCCGCTGACAATCACCCCGCCATGGAACCCAGGTAGCATGGTCCACGAGGTGACGTTCTCGTGATCTGTGACCAATGCGGCATTGATATTCCTGATGGCCTGCTGGTCGGCCCAACGCGTTGCAGCTGCGGCCGCTGGCATCGGCCGAAGGTAATGCCCGTTCCGCGTTGGGCTCGAGCTGTAGCGGACTGGGGGCAGCCAGGGGAAGGGGGCGTCGGTGATACGTTCCATCGAATGGCGATGGCCGTTGGTGCTGATCAAGTGGCCAGGCTAATCAAGTGGTTCGGCATCGACTGCGGTTGTGATGGCCGCCAGCAAGAGTGGAACGGGCTTTATCGATACGATGAGAATGGCAAACTAACTAACTAACTAACTAACTAACTTTCGGGACTTGAAGTAATGACTAACCTTACACAAACTCCGGCCAACGTCGCACCTGGTGCGCTGACACTGCGAACGAAGCCCGTCACATGGGGCGAAACAATCACGCAGGGAATGCCGGTCTATAAGTCGACGACAGATCAGAAGTACTACAAGGCTAGTGCTGGTACGCTGGTAGCTTCGAAAGCAGAAGCTATTGCAATGTCTGCTGGCGTTGCCGACGGCCCTGGCATTATCGCCCTTCCATCGAACATCCCAGGCGTAGCCTTGGTCAATCTAGGAGCAACGTTGGCAGTCGGGGAAGTGTATGCTGTTAGCGCGACGGCGGGGGCTATCGCGCCGTACTCAGACTTGGTCAGTACGAAGTTTGTGACGATACTTGGTGTTGCTACGACTACGGCACTTCTTGACCTTTGCTGCGTGGCTTCTGGTGTGGCTAAGCCATAACAGTTCGGGAATCAAAAAGGAATCAGCTCGCCTTCTCTCGAATGATCTTTGGTTCAACCTTGCCGCCGGTCATCGATGCGACCGCCACGCTGTAGCCCAAGGCCTGCAGCTTGTTTGCGTATGCATCCAGTTGATGACGGGGAAACCCGGTCATCGGAACGGGGTTATCGCGATTACGCGAAACCAAGGTAAGGCCAAGCTTCTTGGCGGTCGGCTCGGCATCACCATACAGCGCTTCGTAGAAGTCGCCCATCTCAAAGAACAGCACGGCTTCGCCCACCTGGGACTTGGCTTTATTGTAGTTGTCGGCTAGTGACATGATGGCCCTTTACTGATCGTCGATCAGCGCTAGAAGATCGCGGTCTTTCATCGCCTGGAATTGCTGCAGCGCGAAGGCCTTGTCGGCTTCGGAAATCTCTGCGCCTTCCACTTCGTCGATGGCGCTCTGGACGCTCTTGATATCGATAGCCCGGCCGAAACCATGACGGCAAGTCGCTGTGTGAATGTCGGTCAAGATCTCGCCCGCTTCTTTAGTAGTTAAAAAGTCACTCATGGTTATTCAACCGTCTTCAGTGCATCGCCCACCGCATTCTCAATTCGACTGCCCAACTCTTCACCAAACCCCTTACCAATCGCCTTGAACCACTGCAGCCCCTTTTCCTTCATCAAGTCCAGCAGCTTGCCAACCGTTGGATATTGATCGACCAGGGTCTGCAATTTGTTAGTACCTAGTCCCTTGATGTCTTTGACGATCGGCAATAGCGGGAGGGCGCAGTAGCGTTGATAGCGTTCGTCGGTAACGTCGAGGTCGCTGGTTGCAGCTGCAGCGTCACCAGGACTCGCGGCAACGGCCGAACCTCCTTCCTGGTTGGTAACTGCGACGTCGGGACCATTGGCACTCGCCTTAATCTCAGGGTTCTTCGGATACTTCGGCCCTTCACTCTTCATGAACCGCAGGTTTTCCAGTTGGCCCTTCTCTTCAGCTTTGAGGGCCTTAACCTTATCCTCTTGCTTGGCTCGTTCCATCGAGATTTCGGCGTATAGGTTTTCCTCGCGCTGTAGTTCGATGGCGTGGTTCTCTTCGGCAAGGCGGCGAAGTTCGGCGTACTCGGCATCGGTGTACTTGAGGCGGACGGTTGGAACGGCGGCGGTTGGGTCAGTGGATGGCGTCCCTTCTCCTGGTTGATCGATCGTCGTTGTAATCGTTTCTTGACCATCTGTCGTTTCGATGGACGTGATGACGCCAGACGCGATTGCTTCGGCCAGCGGCTTCAACAACTCGATTATGTGAGGCTTGAAGAACTTCGTTTGGCGTGGCCAGTCCAGCTTGCATGCTTCGACTTCTGGCTCCATTTCTTCCAGCTCTAACTTGGTCGCTTTCACCTGTGCTTCAATCTGCATTACGGACGCTGGACCGCGCTGGGGACCAATATCAACTTCCGATTCAACCGCGATCTTCGCCGAACGATCAAGAGCCGCCAATGCTTCAGGTGCAATGCCAGCCGGACGAATAACAATCGAACCAGCCACCTCTTCATTGGCCTCGGTGCGCTCGAGTATCTCCCCATTGTTGGCAGCCACCCAATGCGGATGTTCACGGAAGCCCCACGAAACGAAGTCGACGCCTGGCGTCAGGTGTTTCTCACTCTCATACCAAAAGCGTTTGAGTGTTGGCGGCTTGCCCCAGTTGCAGCCAGGAAGGAACAAGTCATAGGCCGACTGGGCTTCAGCGAACGATGTGAATTCGCGAGGTACGATTGGCGTATTGGGTGTTGCCGACAGTTCAACCAGGGAAGGGGAACGGTCGTAGTTGACCGCCGAAACGATTGACTCGGCTGGGGCTGGTTGATGATCGATAACGGGTTGGGTGAATGTGAATGACAATTGATGAACTCCTTAGTAAAAATCGTTTCGTAACTTGATTACAGCTTTTTGATTTCAATGCTCGCGACTTGACTTTCTTATTGGCTTCACCCAAACCCGCAGGTCGCTGTTCAGCCCCTCTAGTGTTGAAGGATTGCAAGCCACACCACCAAGGCTCGATACAATGGCAACGGCTTGGGCTAACGTTCGGCCTTGGATTTGATCCAAGACGGATTTCACGGCCGCTCTTAATCGCTCCCATTCGTCGAAGTTTAAGCAGGTAGCATGGCTTCGGTCTCGCTTGCGAATTTTCTTCCACCAGCGGCACGATTTGCGAGCCTCTTTAAAGTCGACTGGCCTGACTTTCTTGTTCAAGACCGACTGAATCTTAAGCCTTGTCGGGGGAATCTTTTCGCCAGCAAACCACAAATCGAAATCGACCTTTTGCAGCTCCGCTTCGATCTCCTGAATGCTCGCTAGTTCTTTGGTTTTTTGCATGGTCAATTCCTAGAACGGCTTAACAAATGAATCGATAACTTCGCCCGCCCGCTGCCTCTCAAGTTCTTTCAACCGCTGACGTTCAGCTACCCGCCACTTATCCCACCAGCGCTTCAGCCAGTGGAACGTTACTTGTTCGGCAGACGCCCGATCACCGGCGAAGATCCATGGCACTCGCGTATCTTGCTGCAGGGCCAACACCGACCGAAACAAGTTCTTCGCGTTGACTCCAGCAGGCTTATAGTTGTATTCAGGTGCATAGCAGATGAACTCTTCGAACGAACATTCGACGACAACGGCCGCCGATTCAATCTGCGACAAGTTGCCAAGTTCGACTAGAAACCGGTCGCGATGACCATCGTTGAAACCAAGTAGGGTCGTATGGGCGTCCGCCATCGACTTACGTTCGACATGGCATCGACCAATGCCATCAGTAATTGAGTAATCACCCAGTGAGTTAGGATGACGACCAAGGCAAACGCGAGAAGTGCGCACGTCCCACAGGTCGTAGTTGGTATCGGCGTCGCCATAGATGCCCTGGAAGGTGAAGGGCAGCTGTTCAGCGGTGTCGATGAATATGACGAAGGGGGTTTGGCGTGGCATTAAATCACGTTGAAGCTTCTTAGGAGTTTCAGAACAGGCTTGACAAAATCAGAATTCAATTGGCACTCTTCGCCAATTTTGAAACTAGTGCAAGCCAATGTTTCGTCGTCATTCTCACCGATAAAAAAGCTTGCGACGAAGCCGATTTTATTGGCCTCGCAAATCTTGATGATCTCCGCCATTAGCGGATTAATCTTTTCATCGTAAACGTCTTCCTTGCTCATCCTGTCACCCCACTTATCAACAACTTGCTCGTTTCAATCGCCACCCGTTCACGTAAGAACGTCTTACGCTTCTGCAGACTTATATTCCTCGTCATCTGATCAGCCGTCGACTTCTGTCCAACCAAATAACACAGTTGCTCAGCTCGACTAATCGCGGTGTAAAGCCACTCGCGACTAGCGACACGCAGCGCACCCGGATAGTTATCAAGCATGACTACCACCCAGCGAGCCGAACTGCCTTGCATCTTGTGGCAGGTCAGGCCATAGCCAAGATCAAACGTGCAGCCCGTCGATACTTTCTCGCCGTCGATGGGCTCGGCTTCCTTGTCTTTGGCCGTCTCAGCTTTGGCCTTGCCGCGCGGCACGCGAATGACTCGGCGAGGGCTCGACAGTTCAACCAGGAGGAAGGACTCTTGGATCTCTACGACCCTACCCAGTTCGCCGTTGGCAACGAACGCTTCGGGCTTCTTTGGTTTGCCATCGTCACCACGATCCTCACGTTCTTCACGATTGGCGCCGTTGATATGGATCTCGGAGCCCTCTTCCTGGCTGCCTTCAATCAACTGGAACTTGTTGTTCTCCAAGTTCACAACCTTGTCATTCAGTCGAAACAGCTGGCCGGATTGACCAGCTGACAAGTTCAATTCGGCTTGCAGTATCTCGTTCAATTTGGTTCGGGCCAGCGGGCTCTTTTGATTCACCGCAGCGATTATTTGAACGTCCCAAATCGGGTCCAATCCCTGACTTTTCGCCGCTCGACAAACGTTCAGCATCGAGGCAATCTGCAGTTCAGGCGTAGCGCACCCACTAATTATTAAGTTGTCACCTTCGCCCCACGGTGCACCATCGCGAATGGCGGCACACGCTTCAACGATGCCACCGCTGTTACGTCGTATCTCTCGCAGCTCGCCATACGGCACGCCAGCCGCGATCAGATCTCGAAGCGGTGCACCATGACCAACTGGCGGCAATTGGTAGATGTCGCCGATGAACAGGAAGTGAGTACCGCGAGCCGCTCCACGCATCAATGCAGCCATGGCATCGGTATCCATCATTGATACTTCGTCGACAACGATTACTTGATGAGGAAAGACCGTTGTTTCTTTTTGGCGGTCCAGCCAGTTGAGCCAACTGGCCACGGTCCGCGCTCGAATATCGATTTTCAGCTTGACTAGGTTTTCGGTTAACCGAACGGCGGCCTTCCCAGTTGGAGCCGCAATCATGATGTTGTTCAGGCCAAACGTCTTGCCTAGTTCTTGGATCAAAAGACCAGCGGTAACAGTCTTGCCCGTGCCAGGTGAACCGCCCAGTATGGCCAACTGTGAATCAAGTGCATTCTTTAGTTGCTCGCTTTGATGAGGATACAGGCCAGTAATGTTGGTTGGGTCAGGCCAACGATGTGATTCGTTCGTCGCTCTCGCCGCAATCTCTGCTATCTGCTTTTCATGCCGGGCGTTCTTACCTTCAGCTATCCAACGCAGGCCATCGTTGCCTTCGATGATCGGACCGTTGATACCACGCGAGTATTCTTCGCCCAATGCCCTGCAGCGAATGGCCAGTTCTAACGCTCGCGTCGCATCGACTTCGGCCCCAGTCACATTCTGTACGATGTAGTTCGAAGCCCGCATGGCAGGGAACCAGGTGTGGCCTTCCGAGTCGCTAGCCACCGCGTACCAGGCGCACAAGGCTTGGCGCTTCAATCGGTCGGGCTTTAATCCTAAGTCCAGATACATGGCGTCGGTCTTCTTAAACCCGCAGTTCTGAAAGACCATCAATCGGTATGGATCACGGCGGATGATTCGAGCGGCCTTGGCTCCCCAGCGCTGGATGGCGTTGCGAGTGATAGTTCGAGGGAAGCCACGGCCAGCCAGGAGGGAAGTAAGTTCGATTTGGACCGCTTCGGTTGCGTACTTGGTTTGAAGTAGGGCCGCGACTGCCTGGCATGATTCAACCGACACCGACAGCCGGACCTTTATTAACGCTTCAGCAGCACGTTCCGGTTCTTCTCGCAACACTCTAACCGCATCTTCGCCAAACAGGTCGTAAAGCTTGCGGGCTCGCTGTGGGCCAAGGCCATGACCTTCACCGGCAGCTGCGATATACGCGGCGATGGCATTGCGACCAGCCGGTGCCGATTCAACAAACGAATTGAAGTTGAACTGCCTTTCAGTTCGACCAGTTCGAGGATTGCGATAGTCTTTCCAGTGGCCCAGGAATCGATAGTCGAGCCCCTGACGAAGTTCGAGCGGGTCAGCCTGGCCACGGATTGAGACTAGCGAACCAGCGGTATTGATTGCGCCGACGATCGTATCGCTTTCCCCTTCCCTGGATGATTCCCAGCGGTGGCGTTCGTTGCAGAAGGTGCCTGTTAGTTCGACGTTCACTTTGGCTTCCTAGCTTAAAAAATACCGGCCTTGACGTATCCGGCGCAAGCGGCGCAGTCCAAATCGGCCGCAACGCTCCCCCTCAACTTTCACAACGGGGGGAAGTGTTGTACTCACGTGTGTCGACGCAGGTTTTTTTAATTAGAGGCACTGCGGAGCTGCCCCATCTCGCGAGTGCGATCAAACGTCAGCTGTATCAACCGGTGCCGTAATCGGTGGAGTCACAGCCCCACGGTTCAGCACTTGGGCCACGCTCAGCTTGGGCTTGGTTTGCTCAGGCTGTGTTGCTGTTGCTGTTGCCGTGGTAGAACCCTCAGTCTTAAAGCTCGACGGATGGCGGCGCAGTTCCGCTGGAATGAGCGCTAAAGCTTCAGGATGCATTGGCACATCTTTGACCGCTGGATCATCTACGTGGAATACATGGTCTCCCTTGAATTCGACGTGCGTTCCATGCGGATTCTTCGCATTGGCGCTGTTTGGTTTCTCTTCCAACTCAATAACGACTTGGCGACCAACCATTAGGTTAGTGTTCAAGCTTGTTTCTGCGCCCGGCGAGTGTTCACCAAGTAAACCCGCTGCGACGAACAGCTTGAACAGCTTGCGATTGCAGAAGTTGCCCTTGTCTTTCTGGTTGGGATTGCCCTTGATGAATACTTCATCGTATGTTTTGTCGAACTGGTCGGGATGAGTGCCGGCCAGGACGTTGAATGTAACGCCTAGGCCGTCAAGATATTCTGTCTTACCTCGGTTCAACGGCTGCGGGTCTTGGGCCAAAATCTCCACGTGGTAGAAACCGCCCTTCGTTACGTAGGGTAGATCACTACCTTCGGCGTCGACAGGTTGCTGAAACTGAAATTGCATCGACATAACTAATGTCTCCTTACTAAGACAAACGGATTTGAAAACGAAATGGAATGGTGGACTAAGTGAACGGGATACGTTGAACTACAGCTGCCTGATCTTTTGCTGAAACTCCAGTCTGAACTTCGTGAAGATAGATTCGACCTCTCGGATGCCAGCCTCAGACTCCAAGCGTCGCTCATCAAACTTTAGGCGTTCCCTATTGGAAAGCTCTCGCTGTGCGTTCAGCTCTTTTCCAAGCCAACGAGCGTCTTGCTGTGCCTGGTCTCTCTCCTTGCGAACAACGTTCAGCACGTAGGTCAACCGCAAGCAACACAAAAACAACACAACTACGCAGATGGTTGATAACATGACTCCCCTTCCTGGTTGATTAAAAGACTACACCCCGGCGAGCCCATCTCACGCAAAACGTTGATGGCGATCGAGGCAGAAAGCCGCAGGTACTTGTCACGATCAGCAGCATCAGCACGAGCAGCAGCATCAGCAGCAGCAGCAGCAGCAGCATAAGCAGCAGCAGTAGCAGCAGCATAAGCAGCATCAGCAGCAGCAGCAGCAGCAGCACGAGCAGCATCAGCAGCAGCAGCATCAGCAGCAGCAGCAGCAGCAGCATCAGCAGCAGCAGCAGCAGCAGCAGCAGCAGCAGCAGCA